CGGCCCAGTCTAGTTAACCAATGAAACGCTTCAGATCGCGCACACCAGTAACTCAGTTGCGGCAATATCCGCCTTATGAGTTCGAAGGAGCTAATTTAGTTCCCTCAACCGATCCTCCCGAAGCTCACCAGCAATGGACATCTGCGGTGGTTTATCCACCAAAGTTCTCCGATTCTGGTTATGAGCTACGGTCCTTCGGCTCGATGACAGATATGTCATCAGCCGGAGAGAAGGCGTCTCGGTACGTATATAAACCTACTGAGTCGTATCACGTTTATCCAAATCCGACACTTGCGGACCCTAAAAACTGGTTGGGTACGTGTCTCTGGTTCCCGAATAGTGGAAGTGATAAATATCACATGTATCCACTAAACAGGCTAATTCCAAAGATCGTGTCGTTTAACAGCATTCCGAATTTCGACTCTAATTATGTCGAGATTTCGAATGCTATGTCCAAGAACATTATCAATACGAAGGCGTACGATCCCTTCAATGAAGTCCCATCTCTATGGTTCCTCATTGTTGATCTCTTACTCCTCCCTGCGCTTGCGAAGTCCGCCTTTACTGGCGTAAATGCGATGTTTAAGTGCATCGCATCAGGACCTCCAGGTGCATCGGCTAAGGTTCTATCCGACCTCTTTCTTCTTGAAAGATTCGGTATAGAGGCTACCACCCGGGATATATTTGATATAATCAAAACAATCCAGGGCTGGCCTACACTTGTTGCGAAAATGAAAGAATCCTCATCAGGATTCATCTATTCGCGCAAGTTCCCGCCGTATGTGAAACGTATGCCGGAGCGGAAAATTCTGCTCCCGTTATACGGCCACGTCTACACGGTAATAATCCGTGAGACTTACGAGACTGTGAGCCAGTTCAGATATCAAAATATCGGTCCTGAGCTCACGAACTTATATTCTCGTATAGCGCTGTTCATGGATGCCTTTGGAATCATAGACCCAAACGTTATATGGGATCAAATCCCGTTTTCGTTCGTTGTCGATTGGTTCTTAGGCATTGGTAATTGGTTATCTGATAACAAACCCCGAGCGTACCCTACTACGTTTAACATCGTTGACTCCTTATTTGGATGTCAGCGAAAGTTTGAATATATTCTCGTTAGTGAAGGCGTAAAAGCCTCCCCTATCGAGTCGTATATTCCAAACGGTCAGTACACGCCCTGGTCAGTACAACAGTCATTACTGCTCTGTACTGAGGTTTACTATGTGCGCGCGATAGCGCCTCATATGGTCAACACTAACCACATAACTCACGTTCGCTCTGGCCTTACAGGCCATTGGCAAATCGCAGCTGCCCTTGCGGGTCAGCGGCTTCATAAGTTCGGACGGGTCAAATCGTATGCACGCCGTCGCATTAACATTGCGATGAATTCATTCGATAAGGCCTTTGGTGTTGCTGAATTGCAAAAACTTGCATACATGCGACACCGCGAGCCCAAGAAGGTGAAGTTACCACCGCACAATCGCAACCATTAACCCTAGAATGATCCATGTTTACGGACCAAACCAAAATTAATGTTGCTAACGGGAACGACCTCGCTGAGGGTTTTGACGGCGTACCGGTTTATATCCGGGACGTCTCGCCAGGAACCACAACGCGAGTCAATGGAAATACGTCGCTGAAGATCTCGCATGTGAATGCGAAGGTCCTCGGACTCGATACTGTTCGCTCACTCTTCCGAGTGGACGAAAAGGTCGACGCGACCGAGACGGTACCTGAACATACGCTTACTGCGTATCTCATCGTACACCGTCCCGTCATTGGCTCAAAGCTCGAGACTAAGAGATTAGCTCTTGCATTGGCGGCTACTATTGTAGGTATGAAAACCTACAATGGTGCTACCACTGCAGTGGCAATCGACAGTCCCGCGCTCTTCGATCCCGTGCGCTTCATCGACGGGGAGATTTAACTCCTCCCGTCGTTACTCACCCTCCTCACCTCTGTTAGAACAACAGATGCGTGAGGGGGGCAGGAGTGATGGCACCTTATAGGTGACAGCGCTCGTGTGAGCGCCTCCATCGTGGTCCTTAACTGGCTAAGAGTAAACACCATTCATATGAACGGAATACATAATAGCTCAGACACGTGTTATATAGCACTTTGGAAGGCTTTATACCACGATGTAGTCATCCAAGCTCGTGAGAACGGGTTTCAAATAAAGGAAACCCAATTATCACGTGACTTGATAACCGTTGATGAGCGCTGTGCTCGCGAAGGGATTAGCTTTCTCACGAAAACTCTTCCCGCAATAGGTAAGCGGCTTGATGCCGCATACTCTAGCGCGAACCCAGACGAGAAACTCGTTGAATTCCCAGGTCTGAAAAAGACCTCATCTATGTCCTTAGTTAAGACATATGGTGGACCACGCTTCCTTGCGTGGATATGGGAAACGCTCCTCGACGTAGACAGTAAAACTGTCGCCCCCGTACACATGGAAAAACCATGCGGGGAACTAGCGTCTCAGCAAGTTGCTGAGATTAACACACGGCTAACGCTAGCGTATAAATACGCTCGCCAGCTCTTGTACTTCCTGTACAAGCTCGAGTTACCGTATACCGCCGACCAAGAAATGGCAGTCGTTGAGAGGTTCGTTGCGAATGACATACAAGTCAAGCAGCTTGACCTCGACGCTCGCTGTCCATTACTCCGGCGTGCTCGCACGCTAATCAGTCAGGTCTTCTCGACCTTGCCTGAAGATAGCCTTGTTGACATCATTCCGGGACATGGTCCTGGATCAGTGTCAACAGGCCAGAAGGGATGGGGCAAATACCTCATCAAATCTGCCGCCAATCAGCTCCGTGATGTGTACTCTGATGAGTACTTTCGCGCTTCTGTTTGGCATCTCTTGGACACCGATGAACTCCAATGGGAAGACCAGTACGCTAAATGTGTACTAGTTCCAAAGGACTCCAGAGGACCAAGACTTATCTCATGCGAGCCTCTGTCATTGCAATGGATTCAACAGGGTATAAAGAACGTAATTGTTCCATACCTGGAGAACAACGTTATAACACGTGGTCGGATTAACTTCACCGACCAAACGATTAATCAACGTCTTGCAATGGCTTCGTCCCTTAATAGGGCATACGAAACATTAGACCTCAAGGACGCCTCCGATCTGGTATCACTACATCTCGTAGAATACCTCTTCAGTGGCACTATGCTGCTCCCGTATCTACGGGCATCACGTAGTGTTGCAACCTTGTTGCCTGATGGTAACCTCATGCCACTGCACAAATTCGCTCCGATGGGATCAGCTTTATGCTTTCCTATCGAGGCAGTTGTGTTTTGGGCATTGGCGACGGCATGCGTAAGCACAATGAAGGGCTTCCCCACTGTTGGGGATGCAGCAACTTGTGTTTACGTCTACGGCGATGACCTCATAGTGCCTAGCGGCGCTTATGATGTTATTAATGAGTACTTCCCCCGCTGGGGCTTAAACCTCAATCAAGGGAAGTGCTGCATTGGAGACGGTTTCCGGGAGTCATGTGGCGTCGACGCCTTTCTAGGCGTGGACATTACTCCTCTCCGGTTGCGCGCTCTATGGTCACGACGTAGGAACCCGGTCACTATTGCGGCATATGTGAGCTTTAGAAATAGAGCTTACGTCCGCAATTATCACGTACTAGTCAATATTCTAGATGCCATGCTTGAAGGTGTTTATGGAAAACTTCCACGAACAACTGATGCAACATCAGCGTCCTCGCTGCTCTGTCTTCTAGACCGTCACTGTCCATATCAGGCTCACTCACCAGTTAAATATCGCTTTAACAAGCGTTTTCACAGGTATGAAGCCAAAGGATGGAAAGTTGTCCCTCGCGGGACGACTTCCCCTGACGGGTACTCTTCGTTAATGCGATTCATTATTCGCAAAAACGAAGTCCGTGACACTCTCTATCCAGAGAGTGATCTCCGTGTTCTCTTGACCCGCGACGACTGTTCGTTGCGTCGGTCATGGGTTCCGGTTTGTACTGGCTGAAGTAGCTAGTATTTACTGGATGGGGCTGAACGATGTGAATCGTGCAGAGCTAAAACCAGATGCTCCCGGGGCGGTGTAAACACCACCCCGGCTAAAGTATCCCATTCTAGCTAGAACCTGTT